GGCAGCTCAACCGATATATAAGGATGAGGAAGTCCAAGGTTGGTATGTTGGCTGCCGGTTGGGGTAAAGCTGCTTCAGATTTTGGCGTTAGAGGCCGTAACTACCCAGCTTGGATCAGGAGGCATCAGAATAAAGCTAAGGGATCGGCTACTTTTAAGGTCAGAAAAGACAGTATTCACATCAGGTTCACCAACAACGTAAGGTATGCTGGTAATGTGGCAGTTATGCGCGGTAGGCTCAATTGGGCGCTAGGAAGGCAAGCTGAGGCTTCTCTGAGGAAGCGCATGAGCAAAGGGTTGAGGGATGCCGCCAACAAGTCTAGCGTGGTAAGATGGATGTAATCGCTGGATAAGATTGACAATATAACAGATATATGGCTAATAAGGCACTTGTCGCAGAGTTAAACCTCAACATTAAAAAGTTCACCGCACAGCTCAATAGGGCCGAGCGGAGAGCTAAGGCGATGGGGCAAAGAGGCGGCAGGTCTGGCGGCAAAGCCTTGGGCAAGGGTCTGAAAGGCGGTGTTGCTGTAGCCATGACGCAGATAGCTTCAAATATCGTAAAGACGATGGCTGTAGCCGCTGCCGCTGCGGGAGCAGTATTCGCTAGGGTTATCCAGAGGTCTACGCAAGAGGCTGGGCAGATTGAGGCAGCAGAAATGCGCTTTAACATCCTGACTGGCGATGCGGAAAAGAGTAAACAGGTTCTAACGCAGCTCAGGCAGACAGCTATGAGGACTGGTATCACGTTTGAGGCTATGGCTGGCAACGTGGGCAAGTTTATGGCGTTCGGATTCTCCCCTGAGAAAGCAATGGAGCTTAACAAGGGTATCCTTGACGTTGGTGGTGCTGTGGGCATGACCAACACTGACATGAAGCTGTTGGGTGTTGCGTTGTCTCAGGTGGCCGCCAAGGGCGTTGGCTCGATGGAGGAATTGAGACAGCAGATTGCTGAGAAAGGTATCCCAATCTTCAAGGCTCTTGAGGAGCAACTGGGTGTAACCGGAGCCGAGTTGAACAAGATGATTCAAGAGGGCAAGGTTAGTGCGGACGTTGTGCTTGGCTTGTTCACGGACGTAGCCAAGGGCAAAGGCCCGTTGAAAGACTTCGCTGGCGGTGCTGATAAGATGGCTACCACCTTCCAAGGTAAGGTTGGCAGAATGAAGGCCACTTGGGGCGAGTTCCTCAAGCGGTTTGGAGAGCCAATCATTGAGGCGCTAATGCCCATCATGGACGACGTGCTTGCTATATTGGAGCGCATGATCGCAGAGGCTCCTGATCTCGGTAAGAAGATAGCTGCGGTTATATCTAAATTAGAGAACTTTACAGACCCCGTAGCTAAGATGTCAGAATCTTTAAATGGATTCAAACTAGCGTGGGATGCTTTCGTGGATTACGCACTGGCATCATTCGCTAACGGCTTAGTAAGGGGTGTCATTGTTGCCTTTTCTGCGCTTGGAGTTCAGTTGATGGGTCTAGTTCACAGTCTTGCAAACCTACTATTCACAGTATTCGCTGACGCTAACTTCGGGGATGCTCTGTGGAAGGGTGTTGCTAGCTGGATAGTTCATTTGGGTTCCGCCTTGCAGGGTATTGCGGCCTCGTTTGTAAGAAAGCTGGAAGAGATAATACCGTTTCTTAAAAGATTCGGACTTAGCGACAAGTTACAAAACTCATCAGATGCTATGGGTATTAGTGCTGACCAGATGGGTGCCGATTCACTGAGCCACAGAGAGGCTTACGAGAGGGAGTTTGACGCTAGGGCCGATGAGTTCAACCAATACTGGGGCGACCAGTTAAAGGATTTTATGAGCAACCTCAACGACCCTCAGACGGGGCTTGATGTTGCTGGATCAAGAGCGATGCGAGAGAGGCTTCAAGAGATACTTGACGGGTTGCAGCCAAGACCAAAGCCGGAACAGGTTGAGCTTGACCCTGCGGAGGAAGATCCTAAAAACCCACTTGGTGCTGCCACTGGCGGCGGCTTCGCCCTTAACGGTAGAGTGGATCAGATGAACAACGCCCTCATGGGTCGCAACGCTTTCGCCGTTATTGCAATAGAGGCGCAGAAGGCCAATGATCAAAGGGAGAGGATGATAGGTCATCTTGGTAAAATAGCTGACAACACAGCACCACTAGCCGATGATGGCTCTATAGGTTTAAATGGTTCTGCTCTTGGGGCTTTCGCTTAATTTAAAACACACATATATCACAAAACAACATATCACACAATGTCGGACATAATAAAAACAGTAGGCCAAACATTCTCTACGGATGATATTGGTGTAACCACTTGGACGTGCAGATACTACGTGGCATCCAAGGATGACTACCACAAGGCAGGTGCTGACGCTCCTGTTGACGGTCTGGTAGAGACCAGCCGCCAAGGAACCGACCAAAAGGGTCTAGGTGCGGATGGCGGTAAGGAGGGAATGGTCGTCACTGTGACCTACGAGGGCATTGTTGACGCTAATTTTGCTGGAATACAGAACGCCCGCATTGAGTTTGATGCATCATACACCGAGGAGCCGCTTGAGGCTCACCCTAGTTGGTTTGTACTAAAGAAAGTTTTCCAAGCCAGCTACGACGAGGAGGGCGGAAGGGTGGTTTTCCCAGAGAGCATACCCAAGAATCTCACGGTAGGTAACTCAACCTTCGACATAGCGGGATCATACGGTTTGCGGTCTATCAAAAACACGGAAACTGGGGAGGAGTTCCTTAAAAACCCGATGTTTGGCGAGGAAACATTCCTTTCACTTGGTGCTGTGTTTAGGCGCACCTACGCAGTTAGTGAGATCCCTGACTACATCATCAACACAATTGGAACTGTCTACGAAAAGCTGCCTGATGAGTTCAGATCCCTAGATTTACCTAGCGGCAAAAGGAATTGGATGCAGCAGCCGTTCAAGCTATCTAGGCGCGGCGGGGCATACGTCATTACTGATGAGTTGCTTCAATCCCCTATCGGTGGTTGGAATGAGATCCTGTATCGCAGACTCCAGCAGGGAACCAGATAACGGAAGGGATATAAAATCATGCCAAATATCCCGCGAGAGCTAAGGGTCAGGAAGGGTGATGATATTTCGGATGCGCTACGCGCGCTAGTGAAGTATGTCGAGGCCGCAGAGGTCTACACGTCCAGCAATGACAAGGATTTAAAGGTTACGCGCAAGAGCCAAGGAACCCTTGTCAGTGCTAGATTCAAAAAGAACGCATTCCCCCACCCATTTAAGGTGAGGGGGGACATTAATGGCTTTAGAGTGTCTGAGGGCAGCGTTAATGGCGCAACCCCATTTATCAAAGGTCAAGACGGAAAGGGTGTATCTATTAGTGGATACGATGAGGATGGCAATGTGGTCGAAGTTCCTAAGATCAAGATAGAGAAGGAGTCGGACGCATCAAAGACATACATCGCCTTAAAGATTACAATGGTCGCAGGTGAGGAGGCTGTCATAGTGGAGTCGCCCGATACATTTAGCGTAGTTCACACCGAGGATCTCTCTGACAGGTTTGCTCAGGGCGGCAGCCCAGTCCAAAGTGATGAAGGTGACAGGATAGCATACTACCCGCTAGCCAAGCTATACTGGGCTAAGGACGGATCATTCTTGAGATACTGCCAGATAGTTTACCACAATCTCAACCACAGATTTGTAGCTGGCGGGACTAACGCTGAAGGAGAGGCTGCGGAGCGTCACTACTTTTGGGCGGCATGAGTAGATACAGCACCAGAGGCATACTGACTCGACTCTCGACCATTGACGAGAAGCTCAGGCAGCGTTACATGATTGACGCTGAGGACTTCAATTACTTAGCGGAGAGATTGGTTACCAATGTGCCACTTGAGGTTAAATCCATTAGGGGTGGTGGCTGGCGACACCCTTGGTATACATCCGTTGGTTGGGATAATCGAGACGAGGTGTTTAAGGCCGAGATCAAGCCGGGTTATGTGAACGCAGAGGACGTGGAGGTCAGGATACCAGCTAAAGACGCGAAACAGGAGACGCTAGACAGACTGGGCATCAAGGCCGCCACAGATAAGACTGAGCCGGTGGTTGCAGAGTTGCATGAGAAGCCTAAGATCGAGATACTAAGCAGAAACCTTCGCAAGATAGGGTCTGACGCTGACCCAACAGGCTTCAACAGCAATGCTGACTTGTCTGGCGGGTCTTTTGCATTTGAGCCTGTTCCGGCGTATTTCGCTGAAAAGGGCGTTGAGTCCGCCGCACCTAGAGACGCATCGTTCTCAGGCGGAATACAGGAGCAGTTCCAAGTCGGCGGAATCCCCAAGAATGAGCGGCGATACCTCCGCGCTATGGATATTGTGCTGACACAGGAACGGCCAGCATCTAGGGCTGTCTGGAGTGATGACCCTGAGACGGGCGGCGTATCATTCTCTATGGGCTACACTGGTTCTTTTGGGCCTGACAACAACAGGGTGTTCATCAGTAAGCGCAAGAAGTTTGAGCCTCAGTCTGGTGAGTTTGATCCGCTTGAGGCAGCTAGAGGTAACGCTGGAACCGACCCATTTGACGATATTCGTGTATGCACTATATACTTCTTGTCTCAGGCTGGTCAGGGCGAAGGTGAAGATCCAGATGACTCTTGGACACCGTATGTAGAGCATCACTTGTTCTGGAACTTAAACCACGGCAGCAACAGGCTTGAGGATCAGACATTCGATGACTCGCTAAACTTTAGCTTCCCGCTAGCCGGTGGCGTAGGTAACGCCTTGATCAATAACGTCTTGGCTGAAAATAACAGCAGGTTCGCTGATTTAAACAACATACTCAACGCCGGTCAAGTGACTGGTAAATTCTGGACAACATAATGGCAACTCGACCTCCACAGATAAAAGTAGCAAAAGCATCTGGCGGTAGCCCATCAGGTGGTTCTGCTGGTCTATACCAAGGCGGACTAGGCAAGACTCAAAAACTTGTGGACGAACGCCAAGAGCAGCGCAAGGAAGAGAGTGAGGCGCTCAGGCTAAATCCTAGATTCCCTTATGACGTGGTGCAGTTCGATCCATCATTCTTCAATATACCCGCAGCGCCAGTTCTACTGTCCGATGATGACGAGGACAATGGTTGACGGAAACAGACAATGTATAGGCTCCAGCCTACTGCATTTATAATATCACATGAACACAAAAGGTTATCTCGATCTATCAAATGGGCAACTGACCACAACGCTTGGTGGCTCAGACATCCAACTCCCTAACCTCCCTTTTGGCACAGAGCTAACGCTTGGGCTTAGGCTCTCAGAGCAGATTGAGGGTCAGAGCGTTGAGGCTACGCGCACTATCGACTCATTCCGCGCTTCCGTGGGGCGTATCGACACTCGACCAGAGTCAGGCTCATTTAACCTTGAGATCGGCAACGAAGGCACTCCAGACACCACCGCTGACCTGCCATTCAACGCGACTGCACAAGAGGTGCAGGACGCAATCAACGCCATCTCCTCCTCGCAGATGACCGCCCTTGGTGCTGCGACCGTGGAGCTACTAGACGAAAGCTACATCGTCACATTCGACAACGAGACTCTCGCCAGCTACGCGCAGCCTACCGAGATTACTATCTACGACGAGAACAGCCTTTTCCCCGTCTCTTTCCTCCGCTCACGCGCTTCTCGCTTCAACAATAAGTGGAGACACGACCTGCGCTTGGTGCAAGCTCCCGTAGCCAGCACAAGCACACTTTCCACCAAGCTGCCTGACGCACCCTCAGTGGTCGAGGAGATCGCTGGTGCTGAAGCATCTGTCGGCGGGACTGTTATCCCAGAGGTGCAGATCCTCACCGTCCCTAGAGACTTTCGCGCTGGCTACCAGCTCAAGCGAAACAACATCCACACCGTCACGCTGACTCGCGCAGATGGAGTCGCTCAGATCGAGGAGGCTCTCGCGCCCCTAGCCGATGAGGGTGGCACTTTCAAGGTCGAGCAGGGCTTAGACGGTCAGGCTCTCATTTCCTTTGAGGGCGAGATGGCTGGAATCGACCAAGACCTAATCGAAGTAGTCGTGGTTGGCGATGACTCAGGCTACCTGACCTTTACACTTGACTTTAACACTGCTGAGTTGGCGGCACTTATGCGTGACGCTGAGGACGGTCAGATCGAGCTTCCTTTCGAGATCGAGATGGAGATCGAAGACCCTGACAACAGCGCGATCACATATAACCGCAAAGTCTACTCCGACACGGTGACGCTTATCCGCACCCTCAACTGGGACGGTCTTGCTGAGGCAGCCAACATCGACTGGCTTCGCCCACCGATTGACGAGGTATACGGCGGCTTTGACTACAGCCAAGTCAGCAACGGACAGCTACACTACTCTGACACCATCGGTAACGGCTCCGCTACATCTTTCGTGGTCGATCACAACCTCGACGTGAATGCTCACGATGTGATCGTCAAGCAAATCTCCACAGGCAATCTACTCGTCCTTGGCACAGACTTCTCCGTGACCGAGACGAACAGCAACTCCCTTACGGTAACGTCTCTGGTTGGCGCTGTTGCCAGCAATGACTGGCGCGTCACAGTTCTTGGTCTTGAGCTTACTAGCTTCTTCGACCCGCACACTCACGCAATCTCCGACATCACTGGGCTTCAGGCAATCCTTGATGACTACGGTATTCGCATCACAGCCCTTGAGGGTCAGGCTGGTGGCAACCCACTTCGCCTTAACGACTCTGATGACAAGAGTGTCGTCGCTGAGTGGACTCTGCCTAAGTTGTTTGAGGTCTACCCATCGCGCACTGCTGTCGAGGACGTGACCACGATCAACGAGATCAACACCACCGAGCTTCCTCGCGCTCGCGGTCTACTTCCTGCGATCCACGATGCTTCTGTTCTTAACTTGTCCAGCATCCTTGTTGGTGGTAAGTTGCCTAGCGCCTCTGGGCATTATCACCAAGTATACACTAATGACACTGGCTCTGACTTTCGCGTATCAGGAGGGCTTGGTCATCGCTCGACGATCCTTGAGCCGGGTGGCTACGTAGGCAGCGATGGTCGCCTCTGGTATTCCGTTGAGCAATACGGCGCCACATCTGAGACTAGCTTCTACCCCAGCGCATTTGAGCGCGAGCTGTTCACGATTCACATCAACGAGAACCAGCTTCGCCTCCGCAAGACATTTGAGCTTAGTTTCGCTTTCGAGGCAGCCATCCTTAACTCCAACGCCGACGCACAGTGGGTCTTGGTGCTTGAGAAGGGCGTATACGAAGAGGAGAGCAACCCTGCCACTACAGGTCTGAACCTCAAACAAATCACTTGGGACACGACACCTTGGATCGAGCAGCGCATCATCCTCACACCTACGTCTACAGTCCACCGCTTTGGCGCTAGAGTGGCTCGTAGCCTCGTAGACAGTGTTGACACCATAACACCCCAGTCTCGCGTCTACGGCGCACTACAGAGCGGACTGACAGCACCAGCGACACCTAACTTTGCTGTTCGCGCTCGTCTGACCCGTTTCGACTCGGATGACAACGAGGCTGATCCAAAGGGATTCGTTGCTGTTAAGGGTCTTGACCTGCAAGGCTCAGAGGACGCAGCTTCTGACACTTCTACGGCTCTCAGAGCTGAAGGAACGGCTATAATCAATTAATTTACATAGAACACACATCACAATGACAATAAACACAGAGACATCAATCCTATCATTCTCGGAGGCGCAGTCTTATTCTGTCCAATTCATCTCTGACCCCACAGGAGCTTCGTGGTCAGTGATTGACGGGTCGCTACCGAGCGGCATGACGCTAAGCTCCTCGGGGCTGCTTTATGGATCACCATCACTTGACTCTGCGGGTTCAATCTACAAGGCCACAATTCAAGCTGACGCATCAGGCGACACTGGAACCATAGACATCACCATTGGTGTAAAGTTCGCTAGTTTTGACGCATCCGCAGCACCTCAGTGGGATTTTGATCTGGATACTGGAGACATAACTGGTCTTGGGATGCTGGTGGATGAAGAGACTGGATTCAACAAGTTCAGACTCAAGCAGTTTGATGATTTCGTTATCTCCTTTTCACTGAGCAAGGCTGGAGTCACACAGGATATTCCCGTGTCCAATTTCAAGATGAAGGTAAAGCAGTTTGAGGGCGAGGAAGGTGTGGACGTTCAGACCGGAACATTACAGAAGATCGGTGGAGGCGCAGGCTATACTAGATACCGCTGCGGAGTATCGTTTAGTGATTCTGCCTTGGCCGTCTTTCTTGATGACGAATCCGAAGACATTAATACTAATGTCAGGCTAATTGCTGATGCTACTTTTGAATATTGGCAAGACACGGGCGGGGCAGTCCCCGACACCAATGTTCGGACGTGCAACCCATTCCACATTGACTTGAGCCGGAAACTGTAATATGGCGACTATACCAAAAGTGGCCAACTGGCCAACAATGGAGGATGTTTGCGTTTCTCTTGATAGACAACGGGACACCCGCCCCTTGCGCATTCGCAGGGTGGCGTGGGAGGTCACAGTTAATAATGAGCAGGTTGCTGACAGGTGGATTCACTACAGCGGCGGGATCTGGTTCATCGAGGATTCACTGGGCATCAGGATTGTTGCGGCTGATGAGTTTACAGAGGACGACTTTTACGGCGAAGACTGGACATCTCTTAGCGTTGCTTGCTTTGAGAATGATGTGAGTTGCGAAGGCATTACCGAGTCTTACATCGAGGGTTACTACTCTAGGGAAGTGACGGCTGAGTTTCAGCCACCCCTCGACTCACCTAACTCTACCCCCTGCGGAGATGAGTGCGCTCTACCGGAGCAGCCACCATCAGTTTATGTCCCATCAACCTCGTCAAGCGGCGGCGGCGGCGGCGGTGTTGGTGCTGGTGCTGGTGCTGGTGGTGGCAAGAGGTTGAGGAGTGGTAAGTCTTCCGCATACTTAACCTTCTCTAATAGAATTGATGATATACCTAGCTGCCTTCCGCTGGGAGCGGACGCTTGCGGTAGGTTATGCGATGAGTCGGCAGTAGCCAACCCCCACCCTTATGAGCTAACCTCGATAGACATAACGCTCACCGACACAGAAAATCCCTCCTCCCTGTGGTTTGTGAAGGTTTTCTTTATGGGTGTTATGTATGCGAATGAAACGATGGTTAATGGAAGCACTGTTACTGTAAATATCTCAAGCACCGGAAGTTTGCTGTGGGGTTCGTCTCAGGGCATTCGCGCCTCGGGCCGGAGGTCGAACTCACCCGAAATACAGGCTTCTGAATCTGTAACTATGGCAAAACCTTGCGACCCAGACCCTGATTGCGGAGAGCCTTGCTCTGGCTCTTGATTAGAGCATTATATAGCCGATGAAAAACCCCCTCCAATTAACTATACTAAGAAAGGGATCGAGAAAGTCTGTGTGCGAAGCTCTAGTGCTGTGCCACAAGAATAAGCATGATGGTGTTATCCTAAGCGGCGGGAACCACGTTATCTCGCAGAGAGATAGCTACGAGGCCGTCACCATCCACTCACCCTCTTGCGCCGTAATCCCTGTTGAGTTTGCACTCAAACTGTATGGGGCGGTTAACTCCATGTCGTCAGTGGACGAGGATCGACCATTGTTTAGGCTCATATCTGAGGCCGCTGAATCTCGCGGTATACCCATTGAGTTTGATCCCGCCCTGAGAATAAAAGAGAAACCCAGTCACAGTATTGCTGACTACACCAATGAGTCCGCGATTGATGTCAGCACCCTTATAGGGGATCAAGAGGCGTTTCTCAGGGGCGAGGTTATCAAAGGATGCCCAACTGAATCACATTACGGCGTAGGTGTGGTGCGGGAATGCTCCACTGACTCCTTATCCGTTAATGGTGCTGTTGTGGCTATGGATCACGGAGTTCTGCCAGACTTGGAGCCGCTGCTAGTCACATGGACATACCATACGGGCGGGAAGCCAATATCAATATATTGCGATGCGGTTGTAGAGGCTGAAGTCGAGAGACTTAAAGGTATCTATGATATGGCTGAAGTCAGAGCATTTGCAACGCTTACGCCGGAGTCGCTGGCGGAAGCCAAGGCGGAGCTTAAGAACCTCACCAATCAGGACGACTACTGGAAGCCTGATGTGATCATGTGGAAGCTCAAGGCTCTGAAGCAAGAGGTGGAGCGCGTTGGTGATAAGGGTGTCTTACTGCTTGATTCTGATATTGTGTTTTGCGATGACCCATCAGAGACATTCACCGACTGTGATGCTGTATTGTCGCCATTCTACTGGGATGATCCCTTCAAGAAGATAACAGACGTATATGACGGCAAGCGAAAGTGCATCGTTGAGCGAGACGGGTTCTACAATGCTGGATACTTCCTGACCAGCAATCCTGACCTCGTTGAGTTCTGGATTGACCTTTACCGTGAGGGTGTGGGCGGCTTTTATGAGCAGTGGTGCATGGGGAAGATCCCGCAGCGTTATCGGACACAGGTATTCAGCACCCTGCATAACCACGGAATCTGGAGGGCCAGTGAGCCACCTAGCAACATCAAATCAGTCCACATCCACCAGATAACACCAAGATTCACAAGGGACAATGAATCGATCCACAGGGTTGCAGGGTTGTCATTCAGCAAAGCTAGAGAGGCTATTTCATTATTATGATCGTTTGTTCTGATAAAAAGATAATTGAAGTCTGCGTCCCGAGGACAGGCACTAACTCTAGGAGGGATTACTTAGGGGGGCTGGATGGGTTCGGGCTACAGCCAAAGGCATCATCGCACCTGACCGCAGCAGAAATCTCCGAATTGATCGGGGAAGAGGAGTTCAGATCCCACTATACTTACTCATTCAGAAGAAACCCGCTGGATTTTATGGTTTCTTGGTATGAACACTCCATGAAGAAAGCGAGGGCCAATGATAGACCTGCCCCAAAAAAGATGCAGAAAGGCTTTAATGGCTGGATTCGGAGGATTAACAATATTGCTGATAGCTCTCCCCATCTTTCCAATCACATCAAATACTGGCAGGATGAAAGCGGCGAGATTATCGTTGATGACATTCTTGACTTCGATGACATGAAGGGCGAGTTCCTAGATGTGGTAGCGAGGCATGGGGGCGATATTGCGGGCGACTTTAAGAACAAATCTAGAAGCCCAAGGTCAAAGCCCTTTATGAGGTATTACAATGATACAACCGCCGAGATTGTTAGGAATAGATTTGCCCTTGATGCTGAGATTCTTGGTATTCCAGATTCTTGGGAGGGCTGGTAGCAGGGGTTGAATTATGGTTTCGGCATCTCACAGATTTGCAGATATTCACGTCCCTAAGACGGGCGGCACGTCGCGCAAAGAAGCGTTTATTGGCTCTGGAGTTTCCGTTATACCTAACCTAGATCATGCGCCCATTCATAAGCTAATTGAGGTTGTGCCGAAATTCGACGAATACTACACCTTTTCATTCAGAAGGAATCCGCTGGAAGTGGCTGCGAGCTTGTTCTTCTATTGGCGAGACGGGCTTGAGGATGGCAACCCCCACAAGCTCCCCTATGACGCTGATTTCAAGGGTTGGGTTAAGGGCTACGTAAATGACCTCCCGCTATTTAAGGTCAGGGAGCTTGGCGCTCACTCATTCTACTGGAAGGGTAAAGATGGAAATATAGCGGTTGATGATATTTTTCTTCTTGAGGATATTGACAGCGAATGGGCATACATCTGCGATAAGGTGGGCGCAAAGTGCGAGCCGCTTCAGAGGCTAAATGCCTCTAGCAGTAAGCCACCGGACTTGTCGGGTCTATACGACGAAGAGTGCGCCAAGATTATTCACGGGCGATTCCAAGAGGATTACGACCTTCTGGGCTTTCCGAATCAATGGTTTAGGGGCTAGTCAAGGTTGGGCATCTTCAACCCGCCATCTTCGGGGTATAGAGTAAAATTGTAGGTTTACATTGTCTTCTTCGGGTTGTCACAATATCATTTATGATAACTTACGACAAACAATGTTGACACTTACAATCATACTGCTAGGAACCTTGACGGTCTTGCTGTCTCTGTTTGCTGCGAAGGAGTTTCTCCGTCGAGCAGACGAGTTAAGCGAGAGGGCTGGCAGTTTATCGAGAGCAATCTCTTGGCAGCTATGGGGCGAGAGCGTCATCGGTGCTGGGACATTGATATTCGCGGCGGCAGCGCACTTCGGATTTCTTGACACTTGGAGTCCAGAGTTTCAGAATCTACTGAGACTTATTATGTTTTCCGCCACATCGCTAACGACCCTGCACCTTTGCATGGTTATAAGAAAGATTAAGCAAGCCTAACAATGTGAGCCATGATCCAGAACTTACTAATTATTAGCGAGATACAGACCACTGGATCTGAGCAGCTTTGGGCAAGACATGGCTTGACTGGGTTAGTTCTATTTGCACTTTTTAGCATAATTATTCTTTTTATTAGGTTTCACCAAGTCAAGTCCAAGGAGGATAGGGCTTTTATTGACAAAATACTCACTGAAAACAGGGAAGAACGACAACAGATCAGAGAAGATAGCAATCGAAATATTGATAGACTTACTGTAGCTTTGGATAGCCTGACGGAGAGCATTCGGGCTGCCGATTGCATACAGGTTCACAAAAAAGATAAGTAATGAGCTGCTCTGATAATATTTTCAAACTTTACGCAGGAGAGATTACCACAAAGAGAGTCACGGTAATCGAGCCAAAGGACAAAATCAGCGATCCTGATGTCCCTATTGACCTTACGGGTTCCGAGGTGGTCATCACTTGTAAGGAGGACACGTCTCAGTCTAACGCTGAAGCTGTGGTTCAAGCCAGCCAAACAACTCACACTGACGGTGTAAACGGCATCACCGATATTGATTTCGACCTCACCAACGTCAGCAGCCGCATTAAGAACGAGGGTGCGCTGCTCGTATGCGACGTGTGGATCATTGACTCTAGCGGAAAGAGACTGCCGCAGGGGACTTTTGAAGGGGAGGTCATGGCATCCCCAAACAAGGTCGCTGGCGTAATTAATGACGATGACCCCACCATCTCTGCTGATGACGGAATACTTACCGTAAATGGCGAAATTGACGCTCAAGGCAACATTGCATCCACAGGAACAATAACTTCTTCGGGAGACATCACGACTTCGGGAGACGTAGATGCGGCCAACATTACGACCAGCGGGACGATCAGTGCTGACGGTGACATCTCAACGGATGGCTCAGTTACCGCTACTGGCGACGTGACGGCCTCTGGAGACGTTTCTGGCTTCACCTTGACTGCTAGTGGCTCAATCGTCTCTCAAGGCGATATAACGGCTTCTGGTGACATTTACAGCGACAATGTGACCGCTACAGGCAATGTGACCGTCGATGGCGACATAAGCACTGACGGTGCAGTGGAGGCAGCCTACGTAAGTCTAAACGAGCAGTCCGCTGATCCTGCCCTTGCGGGGGCCGGTAAAAGCGCCATCTGGCAATCTGACGGCACTGGTGCTGGTGATGACGGCGACATCATGGCGAAGATATATGACTCTGCGGGTAATCCTATTACCCGCACACTACTCGACTACGATAGTGGCAGTGATAGCGGATACGAGTTTACAGGGGGATTCGTGGATAGAACCACTGGGCAGTCAGGGGCTAATGACTTAGGTTCAAATACTCAGTATACCGCAGCAATGGCTTCGTCCTCAGCTTGGTATAGGTTTGGTTTCAGCGCGGCTAGGCAAGCAGCTAATGATGTGGCATACTTCCCTACGTCCAGCTTTGACAGCTTTGATCAAACTAAGGGACTTTTTGGTGGCGCTCATATGCCAGAGGGTATAGAGAACCTAGTTGACTACTCGTTCGATGACTCAGGTCAATCAGGTAGCTACTCAGACGCAGTAACTAGCGGATCGCTACAATACAATGCAGCAACTGGGTCTTACGACTTGACAGAGTGTAACGTGGGTGACTTGGTCAAGGTGAGGTTTAGCTTTAATGCAGTCCCGCAAGTTGCTAACTCTACACTTGAGGTTGGCCTCATCTTTATGACTAGGGATGAATATGACGCTCCGACGTTCACCTTTGCGCTGACAACTCAGCCCATATTCTTCGGAACCGGATCTCAAGGTGTCGCTTATTTGAATAGGGTTGAGATGTCTGCATACATAGCGTCTGATGAAGACAGGAATGCTAGACTGCTTCCCGCCATCAGGTGTAACAACGAGATACTTATCCAGCCCCTCACAACCCTAATTTCAATCATCAGATAACAATGGCAATAACAGTAGTCAGAAACGCTGCGGGAAACTGCATTAACTTCCTCGGGACAACGCATCCAGCATACTGGAACGCTTGCCTTTCGGCAGAGGTGGACTCTACCGATACAGACAGGATCAACGTAATTAACAATATTAGGTCACAGCAAGGCGGTGAAACCGTTTACGAGTTCTACAAGATTAGCTTCACTGATTTTTTGGATGCGGACGGAAACTCGTTCAACACTGCAACCGAGGCTGCTGATTATATAACGTCTCAATGCAACGCTGCGGGTAACACTGGTCAGTTTATACTTGCCGCATCCGATGCTATAGACTTTAGCCTAGATGACACCAATACAACTATCCTGTTGGACAACGGTGACTCATACGCAGTCAATTCAATTCGTGCGGTAGGTTCTGATGACGGTTTTATCGACATTTATAAGCACATCGGTGATTTCGCTATCTACTCTGGACTTAGGATGGGTAACGCAACCATTGACGGCGCTGCTGTTACTCAGACGTTGGCTGACGCAGTCAATGAGCTTAACGCAGTCTTCAGTCAAGCTGGCGGCAGCACCGGATCAGCACCTCAGATAACATCAAACACTTCAATCTCACTGACTGAGGGTGATACGATCAACTACGAGTTAATCGCTACTGATGGGGTTGGCTACGAGTGGTCTAACCTCCCAAGCGGAGTAACTACCGCAGAAGGAAACGTCCGTCGCATTGTGGGTGGTTCCTCGCTGGCTGTCGGCACATATAACATCACGGCCAAAGCAATTAATTACTTCGGTGAAGATTCCGAGACTATCACCGTTACGGTTTCCACACCTCCTTTCTCTGATACGAAGTCTATTGAGTTTAATAACCAAGACTGGATGGGTGCGAACGCAAATGCAATGGATGCAGTATTGGGTCGAGCAAGCAACGGATCTGGCAGCGGCGATGCTTGGAGTATATCTTTCTGGATCAAGGGATCTTCAGACAGCAATAACGGTCAGACGGTCATATATTTTGGCGACAATGATGCTACAAACGGCGGTAATTTATACATGAGATACAGGGGAGGAAATGACTCTCTCAGGTTCAGATACGGCTCAAGCAACAACCACCTAAATTGGGATGGAGGGGCTAGCATATTGCCCGCTGATGTATGGAAGCACGTTCTTGTTACTTATGACGGCGGTTCTACAGGGGCTTCCAGCGGCTCACTAAACAGCTATTATGGTAGGTTTAAGATATTTGTAGACGGTGTTAACGTGACATCTGGCGGGAGCTGGTCGCACTCAAATTATGGTTGGTCATCAGGTATAGATCCAGACAACTTTAGGGTTGGGCGGTTCGTTGCTGGGAACTACATGAGGGGCTGCAAGATAGATGAGTTGGCGGTGTGGTCATCCGACCAGTCGGCTTCCGCTTCAGACATTTACAACTCTGGATTACCTCACGACCTCTCAGTGCTATCATCTTCACCTAATCACTGGTGGAGGATGGGAGACGGAGACACCTACCCCAACATTCAAGACAACATTGGCAATGTTCACTTCGTTATGTATAATATGACGGCAGCAGACATAGTTAGTGATGTCCCTTCATAATTGAAATCTGAATTAAGTCTGGCTCACCAGTTGACCACAAGGTATTATCATGGCAGTTAAGATAAACAATCAAGGATCACACGTCAAAATCAGCACCCAAGGCCCAGCGGGGCCGCAGGGCGCACAAGGTGAGCAGGGTCAAGTCGGCCCTGCGGGAGCGGACGGTGCTGACGGAATCAACGGCGCCGACGGTGCTGATGGCGCTCAAGGCCCAGCGGGGCCAGCGGGAGCGCAGGGTGATCAGGGGATACAAGGCCCAGCTGGAGTTGCGGGGCCAGCGGGGCCAGCGGGAGCCGATGGTGCTGATGGAGCAGACGGTGTAGACGGTGCGGATGGCGCTGACGGTTCTGACGGAGCGGATGGTGCTGACGGATCAGATGCCGTGGTTAACTTGGGTAGCCCCACAGACATAGACGGCGTTGTATTTGGCGATGGATCTAATCTGGATGCGGCCACAGCAGCAGAGATTCGCGCTGCGGCAGAGCTTGACACGACGGACTCGCCCAGTTTTGCGGGTCTTGAGGTTGATAGTGGTAGCGGAGTATCAGGATCAGTAATCTCATCACCAACTTTTATCGCTATAGCTCCTAACGGGTCAAACGTCTCCACCGAGTCTCTTAGGCTCGGAAGCAACAGTGGTGAGTTGCTACTTGATGCTCTGGGTCAAGAATTGACACTTTCTGCCGACAATGTAGCCAAGCTGACTATGGACTCGACCGGCTTAGTTGTAAAGGGTGACCTAATGTCCGACTCAAACGCGAGAGACATAGGTGACTCTTCGACGGGTCGATTTGGTGACGCTTATGCTGACAACTTAGACTTATCAGGAGACATCTCTCTCAGCAACGGAGCCAGTGTTGACGTTGGTGGCGGGACGGGGACGCTGAATGTGGATGGTAAAATTATTCTCAAGCACAACGGCGGCACCGGCATAGACGTTGAAAACAGCAACGGGAATTTTTATGACAGAGTTTCCTACATTGGATCGGGTGAGGCTTCCAAAAACTACCAATTTTCAGGAATTAGCCATAACGTCGTTGCCCTTGCCAACGGATATGCTTTTAGATGGAGGGTTCAAAACACAGATGCGCTCAAAATCGAATACGGTGGTCACGTAACTGTTGAACAAGACCTTGAGGCCAAAGGTGACGTTGACTTCAGCGGCCTTCCCACATCAGATCCTGCCGTTGCTGGTCGATTATGGAATGATAGCGGAACGCTCAAAATCAGTGCAGGATAATTTAACAATAAACGCACAACACTATGACTCCAATCATACCCGCAGAAGAAACTCTGCCAGCAGAAACCATCGAAAAGCCAGCTTTGGACGGCGTTTTCGTATCCCACCTACGCTACCAAGACCAGAGCGCCGAAGGTGGCAAGGCTTGCACCGTGACCGCTCACTATATGAGCAGCGATACGGGCGAGAAGGACTACACCAAAAAGGCTTACACTCTCCGCACAGGAGACATGGACGCTCTCATGTCTGAAGTGCCGGAGGTGGGCGAGGCTTTCCTAGTCTTCACAAGCAAGCTCACATTGGCTCTACCTGCTTGGTTGGCGAAAAACGCCGCTGAGAGCAGTGAGGACGTTGACGCTGGGTAATTATTGAACAACACAACACAACACATAGTATTATGAACAAAGAATCAGTTCTTGGCGTTCTTCGCCACATCCTTACCTTCGGCGGTGGTCTTGCAGTAAGCAAGGGTTACCTCGACGAAGCCTCATCTGTTGAGCTTGTTGGAGCAGCCATCACCATCATTGGTGTTGCTTGGTCTATCATCCAGAAGAAGAAGGCTGAGTAAAACCGATGGGTTTTATTAAGGCTATGGCGGCGGCGCTCGATGCGCTCGCCGCCTTTCTTCGTTATGTGTATCCCGCCAAGCAGTTGCGGGAAATCAGCAAGGACATCGAGAAATATGAGGATGAGATTTTTGAGCTTGGCTATAGTGGCACTGCTGCTGACAAATTGCGCATCGAAATCGTCGCAAAGCGCAAAAAACGCGCAGATCAACAGCTCGCAGTTATACAATCCATCTACGGTGACTCTGATTGAGGGTCGCGAGTATTACTTCAAAGAGGGCAAAGTCACTGGCAGAGGGCAGAAGATGCACTCACATCACTCGTATCTCAGGGCTTTGATTGTAGGAGGCGAGTAATATGTCTAATTTAAGCGAGAGCCAAGAGAAAGCGGCTTGGACTGAGGTGTGGAGACTAAATAACGGTCACTACTGCGGCCTGACGGGGTTTGAGAGGGAGAATCTCCTGTCGGTATTCTACGACCTACTGAGCCACAAGAAACCCGCTGAGGGCACACAGGAGGCTGTCACAGATAAGTCTGCGGAGGTTGCCGCCAGTCAGTCTGACGATCTCGATATACACGACCCTAAGCACTATTCTTTCGGCGAGGTCAAGAACTGGATACCTTGGGCGGTTGACTGCAAGAGCGGAGACAAGCGCGGAACTTACGCGCAGGGCTACCCCAAGGGCATCGTCCTCCACTGGACGGCGGGACACCGCAACGGCATCGAGGCTGGCAACAAACTCATGCGCGACACTGGTATGCTTTACCTGCTGGGCGACAAGGACGGCAATATCGCGCAGTCAGACTCGCTAGCCTACTACGGCTACCACGCTGGCAAGTCATCGCACCCCAATTGCAGCGGCTACGTCTCAGACGATTTCTGCGGCTTAGAGATGCAAGCTGCTGGAACGCTAACAAAGCGAGGCGACAAGTTCTACTCTTGGTTCAAGACCGAGATCCCCGCCGACGAGGTGATGTTTAGCGAGACTAGGGAAAACATTGATCGCGGATACTACCACAAGCTGACGGACGAGCAGGTGTTAGCCGCCAGAAAGCTGTGCTGCTGGCTCTACCTCAACAACCCTCGCGTATTCAAGTTGGACAACATCACGTCTCACGACGAGGTCAGCCCCGGCAGAAAGACCGACATGGGCGCATCCTTGGTCGTAGACGGCAAGGCGCTCACAATCTCTGAGTTCCGCGCACTAGTTGAGTCCGATGTTAGCCGCATCCTAAAGAATCGGGACGCATAAGAGAATAGCCAATAATTAAAAAGAAAAGCCCCGCTCGATCCTAGTCAAGCGGGGCTTTTTTGTGGTGGTTATACGGTTTCGGTTTACGACTTAGAACGGGTCGGTCGTTGCGGCTCCTGCCTTCTCAATGAAGTAGTGAACTGCGGGCCAGCTACCTGTGCCGTCTTTACCGGGCTTATGGTGAATTTTTGCCTTGAAGGTGTCACCGAGAACGCTGTTAGCGGTCATCTCGACAGCCTCACCAGCTACGACTGAGTCACCGCGAGATGCGCGATACTGGTCGATGCGCCAGCCTGACTTCTCAGTGAAGTAGAGGCTCTCCTTGTGGATATACTTCTTGGGGCCGTCAACGCTGTAACCGCCAGAAACTACCGCGCACTCAAGCTCGATGTATGGGGTGCGCTTGATGTCAGTCTCACCTTCGCGAGCGTTGATTACGACCATGTCGTAAACTCCGTCCTCAAGGTCAGTAGACTCTCGGGACTCAATTTCTCCAGAAATGTATGTTGCCATAATGTGATGTTGTTTTGTTGTTTTTTGGTTTGTTGTTGGTTTGGTGAGGGGTCATTCCCTCGTCTATACCCATTTTAGGTAAGAATTTGTATTGATCAAGCGTTTTCTTCACTTTTCTCAGAATTTATTCTCCACGCCCAGTTTAGGAAGTCGCTCATCAGATGTTGCACTAGGTAAGCCTGTGGCTCGTCGTTCATAATTGCAGTGTCGATAATTACTCCAGACATCCCAAGTATATGGTTTGAGGCGTGGGTGACTTCGTGAGCCAGTATCGCTATGGTCTGTGGTGTCTCTGGCATATTCTCGATCCAGAGTGTGCCACCCTTGAATCCCTCAAAATAGTGGAATGCACCCATCTCACCTGCGATTGTCTCAGTGTTGTTCGTAATCTGGTCATTACCAGACTCAAACATCTTCTCAGTCAACTGCTCTGCGTCCTCGGGAGTCCCGCCCATCGCAAAGATGAGTCGGCAGTCCCAAGAACCTATCTGTAGCTCCTTGTATTGTATGTCTTTCATAATCTACTTCTTAGCAAGATACTTGCTGCCACCGCCTCGCTTGAACTCAACCTGAGCCTCGATAGAGTCGGCGTTCTCACCGGTCGCCTCTGTAGCGAACTTCAGGAACTTACTCTTCGACGGGTTGCCAGCCAGAGCCGCCACGTCGTGCGGTTGGATGTTGTTAGCGGTGATGAACTCAGATAGACTGTCGTTAGGCAGTGTCTCGTTGCCTTTGCGCGTCACCATTTTGAAGCCCGGCACATCAATGCCCTCACTGATGTAATCAACGCCCTTAGCCTTAGCTCGCTTATACAGGTCATCCAGAGCCTCTACGCCCACTAGGAACTCAGCCAACTCATCGGGGTCATCTAGTATAGCGTCGAATCTCTCTGCTGTGTCGAGTGCTGCCATGCTGCGAGCTGCCATGTTTCTGCGCTCCTGACAAGTGTCCTTACTGCCGCACCAGCCGCAATACTGATTAACCTTGAGTTGCTTGTATGGGTCTAGCGTAGCCATGCGTATAGCCGCCACGATGCCCTGAGCCTCCTCAAAGGTAAATTTGTAGTGAACAACGGTCTGACTGTCGAGGAATAACAGGTAGGTGTCGTATTCTTCCTCAAATCGGTCGTTCATCACCTCCATTGCGTAGGCTGCTAGCTGCTCCTTGTAATTGCGCACCATACCGCTCTTGAGGTCGATGATGATACGCTTCTCTGGTATGTGGCAGTCCATAGTCCCGCTGCTGCTATCCAGCATGGGTGTCTTTACCGTTAGGCGATCTTCGTCAGTGATGATCTCGCAGCCGCCAGCAAGCATCTTGGTGTAGTCAATAGCCCACTGGACACCGGCCTTGGCGGGTTCAAGCTCTACGCCTTGCTCTGCCGATAGCCAAGCGATGCGCTCGTCCATCTCCACGAAGTTGGTTGCGTCTTCGCCGATAGCGAAGTAGTCACGATAACCTTCGTCAGTTATAGTGCCACGCATTGCTGGCGGGCCAGCTTTGAATGGCGAGTTGGTGTATCCGGCGCATTGAGCTAACTTTGGTAGGCTAGACGGTCGTAGTGTTGTGATCTTTTGGGTATCCATGTTTGTAGGTGTAAGGGGGGGGTGTCTATGCGTTGCTAGCCAGCAGCGAGTCATACCAAGATGGTGCAGGGCGACCCTTGTCCCACTTGGCAAAGTCGCGCTTGTCGTGCGCGTAGTAAAGGCGATACTTGTCTACGACTGATGCGGACTCAAAGCGCGGATCTTGGCGGCACTGCTGCTCGTCATTAATGGCGATGGAGAACTCAGTCTGGTCGCCATCTGGCACAACGCTGTCAGCGATGTTGTCTGCCGCCCACTGTATGAAGCTGCCGCAGAAGTGCTGCTTGCCGTAGCGATGCTCAAACTCTGACAGTAGCGCGGTAGCGTGGTCGATGAGCCAGAACATATTGGCTAGCGTCTCGCGTGTCCACAGGCTAGACGGGTGCTTAGGGTTGAAGTGCTTGCGCGGGTTGCCGGTCTGAGTGCGTGGGCAGTCAGGCTCGGCTAGGCGGTCAAGGGTGAAGCAGGTAGCGAGCAGTTGTGCGCACTCAACTGGCATCTTGAGAATGTGCTTGTCGCACATCTCGACTGCTGCGGTTACTGGATTATCGTTAAGGCAGAATATGTTCATACCGGCAGTATAGGTCACTGATCGTCGGTGTCAACATTATTTTGCGATATACTACAAATCACTGATGTTGATCGGGTCTGTGAAGTTACCCGCCTCCTTGCGATGCTCTAGTTCCTTCTGAGCAAAGGCCGCAGCTCGCCACAAGACTTTGACTGAGTGCGGGACTCCATCGCTATCTATTGTGCCACGCTCCATGAAGTGCCTCATCATAGCATCGCTCTCGTCACCGCTCTTGCTTCGATCCCATTGCAATGGTTTACCGGGGTTATGCTGATCATTGCCAATCCGTGAAAGCCTAGCCACCTCAGCTATAGCGTCAGGAAAGTAGTCTAAGAATCCGCTAGCAATAGGTATTCCTTTGCGCTCTTTTGCGTCTGTAGTCATGTAATTTAATGTTTTAGGGGTAGCGCGGGTGATAAGGCCGCACTACCCCCAAGGAGGATATGTTTGTGTTACCCGTTTAGTTCAGCAGTGAACTTCTTAACGGCTTGAATGAATGCGTCAGGTCGATTAACGATCTGCTCCTCAAGTGCGCTGTCCAGCGTCTTGCCCTTGGACTCAAGCCATGTATCAACGGCCTCTTTCCCTCCAGCAGCCTCTATGATTGGCGCAAGCTCGTCTAGCGTCTCAGGATTTACAGGTGCAATAGGATCGCTTTGGGCCGGTGCTGGCTCCTGAGCGGCTTTTGGCTGCTCTGCCTGTGGTTTTACGTCCTGAGCCTGTCCGCGCTTATATGCGAATAGAGGAGCAAGCTCTGGAGGGAACACACCCTTGTCAGGCAGCGTGAATGACTCTGGCACGTCTGCACGGCACTTAGCGTCGAATGCTGCGGTGCGCTGTGTGTGGCAGATACGCTCCTTACCGCGAGCGCCTTTCTTGGTAGTCCCACCGAAGTCCTTCTTCTGCTCAAGCACCATAGTGTCATAGTTCACGAACAGTAGGTGGTCTACGTTGCCCTTAACAAGCGGCTCGCTGCGCTTGGCGAGCTGCATCTGGAAGCGGTCGTAGGAAGACCCGATGGTGGGATCAGTGAACGGCTTGACCACGGCGTGAACGATGAACACAACGTGGATGCCAGCGGAGATCACCGTGTCAAACTTGAGGAGTAGCTTTAGCATCTCAGCCTCAAGAGCGATTGGCCCCTCGCCGTAGCCGGGCGCTGATAGATCGCTCCAGCCGCGAGCCTTGCAGAGATTGTCGCCAACGACTTGCTCAAAGTAGTCGAGCGTGTCCACTACCACAGTCTCATATTCGTGAGTCTCAGTGGTCAGGTATTTAATTGCTGCGTCGAGATCCTCGATGCTCTTGGTTGCGTAGCTGTCAGCGTCCACGTAATCGGAGCCTTCCTCAGTGTCGAGGAATAGCGGCTTGGGAAATGTGGCTGCAAGTGTGGTTTTGCCGATACCCTCTACGGCATACATAGCGATGCGTGACGGCTTTAGCTTTGGCCCTTTTTGGATGTTAATACTCATATATTTTATTATGTGCGATTTGTTGTGTGTGTCAAATTGTTTATCCCCGCAGCCCCAGCGCACCAATGAGGCGCTTACGGCGTTTGTGGACAGCTTGGCGGGATACGCCGTGTCTGCGAGCTACCTCAGATTGCGACTCACCGCCAGATGCTATTCTGGTAGCGATCTTCAGCACATCAAGGCTCAGTGCGGGGTTACCGGTTTGAGCCAGTTGTGCGATTAACCCGCCCAGTGCTGCTGCGTCAGATACGCTCGATAGGTTAGTGTCCTCAAGGAACAGCGCAGCCATCTCCAGCACCGTCTCGACGCTAGTGTCGTATTCTTCAGCTACCGTCTTCTCGATGGTTTGTCCGTCACTATTCCTAACTCCCAATGCAACGCAAGCCACACCGATAGCGAATCCTGTATCGTCTGCTGACTCTAGGTTTAGAATCATTGCCACGATAGACTCCCTAAGCATTATGCGCTCGCTCGGCAGCTCTTCATCTGTGTCATCGCTCTCATCAAACATCTCGCCCGTCAGGAATGACTTCTGGCTGATATCCTCCTCGATGTTATCCATGAAGGAGTAGTCAGGAGAGTATGAAGGCTTTTCAATGTGGCACTCTAGCAGAGACGGATCTAGCGACTTTAGCTCGTCGGCCTGATCGTCTGAGAGCGACTCTACCCAGTTGTGGTATGAAACGACATACTGAGCGTCGTAGTTCTCTTGTCTAGTTCTGTAGTCCATAGTATAATTATGGATAATATTAAGGTTTAGTCAAGGCTTTTTTTTCACCGCAGCACAGAGTGGATCACGAAGGCTGCTGCAATCAGGGCCGATACCATTACAGTTTCAATCTCAGTCATGCTTATTTACCTTTTGGGAATAGCGTGTTCTCAATAAACCCCAATCCAGATGGCAGTGTGAGTGTCTCACCTGCTGCACCCTTGGTGAACTGTGATGTTTTACTGATTGCCACGTTTGCACTGCGAGGATAAGCACTGATTTGACGAAATGTTACCTGCTCCATAGCGACCTTGGACGATGGCTGCAACACTCTGAAGTCTCGCTTCTGCGGTGCGCTGGCGAAAGCAGATGCTGTCAGCGAGCTGATCGCGATGATGGCAACGGCCAAGGCTGATGCGCCGGATCTGAAGTGGTGAGCTACGCTGCTGCGAGCTGCTTCACGTGGATCTTCAGTCCATTCGTAGAGGCCGCGACGAAAGAGAACGAAGTTAAGTTTCTTGTTCTCGCTGTCAGTGCCGGGCATATCTTCCCAAGTCTTTCCGTCCCACTCGCCATCAGCACCCACTTCAGCGGAGTGATAGTTCGCTGGGTTGATCCAGCTTTGCCCACCCATTTCAAGGTGGTCGAGTTGGCGGTCTTCAGACAGTCTAGGCTCAAGGTCGGGATCTTGGGTTGGTGTCATCTCGTATGCGAGATCGTGAGCGTCTGGAGCGTAGTCTGATGTGTCGGCTTGAATGCCGTAGCGTTTGAGATATTTCATGTGATTTTTGATATTAGATGTTGGTTGTTAGTTTATTTTGTTGTTTAGCGGATCTCCCGCAGCACCAATATAATCGCGATGCTGCGGGAGTCAAATGGTTTTTAGTATTTTTTTTAGGCGTGTTCGTAGAACCGACTGACCAATCCCTTCTTAGAGTGGTATTCGTAGCCGGTGGCTGCTCGGATCGAGCCAAGGAATCCCTTCTCAGCGTGCCACGCATCGCTAGAGCAGAGTGCTGGCAAATACTCAACGAGAAGTCCTCGCTGTTCTTCCCAACCATTTTGCGTTTGAGTGATCACTCTGGTGGGAGTATTCTTTTTCTTGTGGTGAACGTGACCCATTTTGAGGTGGCGGTGCTTAGTTTGACCCCACTGCGGAGCAAACTCGGTAGCGATGACCGACTGCCACTGGTTAGCTGCAACGCCGTCACCGTGACTCCATACGAGCAGGTTGTCGCCGTGGATGATGTGTTTGCGGTCAGACGCTTGCATCACGACATTCACGTTGTCGCACTTTGCGTAGAATGCTCTCAGGACTTGCGCCATCCAAGTCATGCTGGCCCAGTCGTGGTTGCCATTAACTACAACAACATCCACCTGATGAGCTACAGATGCGGCGATCTGCACTACGTCATAACAGGCAGCTACAGCGTAGTCCACTACGCGATGGTAGCGGGAGTCCACGTCAAGCACGTTACCGCTTTTCTCGGTCTGGTTGGAGCGATTATCGGCGTGAAGGATGTCACCGCCGAATGTAACGACCGCACGACCGGGCTTGCGGAAACGGCTAGCCAATCCCTCGGCAGTCTCGATCATGCGCTTGCTGGCAATGTCGCAATCGTAGTCCGTATCGTTGGTTTCCTCCTTTGAGGCATACATACCGACGTGTGTGTCATACATGGCTATCTCTGCCAGCAGATCGTCATTGTCAGTCTTGGTGGCGCGTTTCTTCGCCACCTTAGCCTTGCCCTTGATGCGCTCGCAGAGGCTATCGACGAAAGCCTCCATGTCTGCTGACTGCGGGACAAGCCTACGCCACTCTTGGATGGGGTTGCCGTCAGCGTCATACTGCACCGTGGTCTTGTGCAGACCCATAGTAGGTGAAATGGCTGCTGGCGTGAGCCAAGGGGCGTTACCCTCCTCCTCTGCGCGTTTCACATGGTTGTAGACGGTTCTAGCGTCCATTCCCAGTTGTCGGGCGACCTCTGACTTGTTGCGCAATGCAGCAAATGCAGCGATCACCTGTTCATGTTTTACGTTCTTCTTCATAAGTTTATCTGGTAGTATAGGCAAGCTAGCCTATTTGTAAAATGTTTTTTTAAGCATTGGGTTTGACCAGTATCAGAATCGCCTGACACCAAGGATTCTGTGCTTGTAAACCGACACTGAGACTTTTTGTATAGGCGTGCAGTGCGTAGAGCGGTGAATAGCGATGCCGTTGCCTTGATAGATCATTATGTGACCAGACGAAGGATTGCTGCCTCTACTGGTCACGATAATGTCCCCAGCGCGCATCGAGTTGACTGACACTGGATTGCCCCAGTTGAGCCACGCTCTAGCCATTGCGCTCGATCTTGGCGGTGTGCCACCGGCTCGCCTAACAACGTGAGACACGTAGTTGGCGCACTGATAGCTCTGACCTCTACGAAAGTATGTCCCGAGGTCGCGCTTGGCTATGTTTGCTATTGAGGAGCTAGCTCCACCGAACTTAGGGAAAAACCCTCCGCTACTGTGGTAGCTAACTTTAGGTGTTGGGCCACTAATGATTCGCATGGGAACATTGTGGTATACGACTGGTTGCTTTGCGCTCACCGCTGTGTTGGCAGCGATGAGGGTAGCGATTGTTAGTATTGTTTTTTTCATTTGTATTTTTAGGTTAGAATGGATTCTCATCAGAGTGGTCTGCTGCATTGACGTATCTCACGGCTTGCGCTGCGGCCTCTTCGATGTTCTTTTTGTATTCTACGCCCCAATCATAAGGGGTAGGTATGCCATCGTCAAGAGAAATTTCTGGAGAATCTTTCACATCGTCCAAAAATGTTGCTAGATCAGCGATCCCGTCCCGCCCGATAGCATCAGTTACAAGGCTCACGTATCTCCTAACACTCGACGGAGACTTGTGTAGTGCGCGAGATAGCAGGTTCAACTCCTCATTGCTGGGCTTGAACGAAAGGCCGCCAGCAGCTTCGATGACTGAAAGCAGGTATTTGCGCTCAGAGGGCGACAGTGCAGACAGCAATTTGGCTCTTTCAGCCTCACTCGACTCACCTGCGCTCAGCGCGGCATCCAGCGACTTCTGTCGGCTGCTCTTTTTGCGCTTAGCCTCCTCCGGCTTGGCGCACTGAATCCAGCGAGCGTGTCCATCGGTAGCGTGTTGCATATAAATCGTGTCCGTTGGCTTCTGCGGGTTCATTAGGCTGTCCTCAGTGTGGGTCATAAAACCGGCCTTATGGCGGCGCTTACAAGCTGAGATCGCAAATACAGCAGTCTCGTTCTCCTCCCTTACGATTCGTCGCGCCATCAGCACGTCGCGGCAGTAGTTCTGAATCAGAGATGATCCCAAGGCGTTATACATCAGGTCAGTTGGGCTGACCTCGACCGATGTCTCCTGAGCTTTCGGTGGCTTTCCGGTGTGGTGGACGAGGACAACTAGAACGCCGGTGCGAGCTTGGATCGAGGCTAGACGCAGATAGAGGTAATCCTTAACGGCTGAAGCGTCTAGTATGTCTCCCTCCAAGAAGGCTGAGAGGGGGTCGAGAACCACCACATCGGGACGCTCTAGAGCCACGAATGATTCCAATTCGTTTAGGAACTCTCGCGAGGTGACGGCAACGATTCGTCGGAACGATACGTTTTCCCTCACTGATTGCTGCTCGTCTTCTGATAGCTGAAAGCCATTGACTACGCCCTTGAAAGCCTCACTAACGTCACCGAGGTCGTTTTCGACTTGCAGCACCGCGCTTTTCAGTGGCTTGAGCGGCTTCATGCCGAGGTGTATGTCTCTGCGGTCTGGATTCGCCCAACCAATTACCAACTGTGTCAGCAACGTGGATTTGCCTACGCCAGCACCGGAGGCCAGCATAAGTGAGCCACCCTTACTGAGCCAGCGATTCTCAAACAGGGAATCAGGGTCATCGTCTGAGTCAAATGACATCAGGTCATCAAACGTGAACTCATCACCAAATGCACCCGCACCAGTCTCAGCCTCAAACTTGCTCCACGACTCAGGCCCAACTGGGCCACTGATGAGTCGCTGGAACGTGATTCGGCTGGGGTCAGTGAAGGACGCTTTGTCCATCACGTCAATGTCGCGCTTGCGAGCTGCATCTGGCAGTCGGGAGAGTCGCGAGGCGTTCTTGCATGACGAATCCAGCCCAGTTCCTTCAAACAGGGCGTGAATCATCTGAACTCGCTCGTCGTATTGCTCCTTGCTGTCGGCATCCACTCTCACGATTCCATGCAGGGACTTGCCGCCAGAATCAATGACAGCAGCCAGTGGGAGTCCAGACGCGATCAGTCGGCCTAACTGCAATCCTTTCGCGCAATCGTCCCACTCGATCAGCGTGTGTCGGAACTCGGCCACGTTAGCCTCGCTGTAGCGCA